AAAAATACGCCATTATATGGTTTGATACTGATAAAAACCTTTCCAAATTCGGGTGGAGTAAGGTCTTCACCACCAAAAGCAGACACAGATTCGGCTTCTGGGTAGATTTGGGGGATTAAAGCCTCATAATCTGCTGCTGTGACTGCTCTATTTTGTGATGCATAGATTTGAGGAGCGTATTTTTTGACCGATTCAACAGTTTCAATCGATTTTCCACCGTAAGAAGGCACATTTGTTGAGACAATTGACACTCCCTGACTCACATTGGCACCATTATT